CCTCGCGTTTGCTTTTCGTCTCAGTAAGACTATGCAGCGTTTCGGAACAGCCCACGGAAGTCGATTGCGGCTGCTGCGAACGTTTGACGTACCTTGAATAGGTAAGTGTCGTTGACCATGTTCCAGTCGCTTTCGAGAACTGGGGACTCTTCACCAGCCAAGAATGTCAGTTCCACGGTATCGACTTGCGATGTGTTCGCAGCCAAGTACCAAACCGTCGTACTAGATGCGTCTAGCACTGGTTCGATGATTACCTTGATTGGTCGCGATCCGTTTGGTCCGTAGATGTTCAGCGTGTTGCTGTTACCAGCCGCACTTCCACCCGCACCAGGATCTGCAATCGAACCAAGCAACTGAAGTGCAGTTGCACCGTAGTTTGCCGGAACGATGATGTAAGCCGGTTGGATGTTGAGGATCGGACCAGCAACACCGTTGACGGTGATTCCGGTCTTGGTCATCATCGACAAGTAGCCAGCGTTTAGCGTTGTTACGCTTGGAGCCGCTGCCGCTGCGGATGTGTTCTTGTGACCGCCAGCGGTTGTCTGTGCGGTATCGTTGAACAACGCTCCACCGTCAGCCATGTTTGCGTTAGCAGTCAAGACACTGTAAACAACTTGGTTCTGCTTGCGTCGGCACGAGGCACCTTGCATAGCAGGAACGCGGCTCAAGGCATCAAGGTCGTCATTCACGATGGTTTCCCACGATACGCTGAAAACACTACCGTACTTTTCAACTCGGTAGGTTTCCTTTTCGTCGCCTGTTTTCGCATCGGGATAGTCCTGTCCTTCCGCAACAACTTCTGGCGAACCCATCGCACTGAAGCGAATGCGGTTGATGTTCTTCATATCGTCAACTGACTGACCTTGACGCGCCCAAAGATTCCATGTGTATGGTGCTTCTTCGTAGCCAGCCAGAAGCGACTTGTTGGCCGCGTCCATCAGCAACGCTGGGAAGTTCCCGGTCGTGTTGTAGGCTTGACCCGACCGCTGAATGCGATAACGGTTGAGCGTGCCACCGTGACCCATTGCAGCGAGTGCAATGTCTTTTGGTGCCATCTTGTTTACTGGACCGCCCATGCGCTCGACGATCATTTCCGCGAGTCGTCCGAGCTTGGTTCGCTCAAAGTCCTCGTGTCCTGGTGCTAGATCGCCAATCGGCTTGCGAAACCCAGACGATGCAAAAGATCGCTTGATAATTCCGTCGCGTGCTGCTGCGTAGAACTTGTCGTCAGCAGATTCGGTAACTCGAACATCGGAACCAACCGATGCCCCCATTGGTTGTGTTGCCATGCGTTCGATAATCCTTTTGCGAGCGTCGGAGAGACTTACAAAGCCATCACACAACTCGTCAGCGAAGGCTCGCTCAACTCTGGCAAGTTTGCATGCGGCTTGGATTTCTGTTCGTCGGACCTGATCGGCCTGAAGCGAACGTTTGATTTGGTCGATGGTGGAGGCCTGGTTCATTACCTTTGGCTTCAATTCGTCGTCCATCTTTTCGACTGGCTCTTCGGTGTACATCTTTTCGACAACAGGAAGAACTTCTTCAACCGGCTTGTCTCCTTCCATGTGTTCCACTTCTGGCATTGGTTCTTTGCTTTCGCCAACCTTGCCAATGACCCATGCCAAAACTTGGTCAGGATCAACAACGCCATCAGGAAGCCCCATTGCGGACAGCTTCGCAAGTAATTCAGGATTCATTCGAATCACCTTTCTATTCAGGTCCGTATAAGACCGCCTAACAGTCGATTGCTCATCTGCACCCGTTGCACAGATAGAAGCGTTTTGCGGTTGCCACTTCGTATGAATCAAAGCTGGTCCGTCGATAACTACCCCTCGCGGAGTCGTGTAAGATTGGCCGCGTTGAACGTAAAGCGTTTCAAGCGGTTGCCCTGTGATTGAGAAGTCCGTAATGTGACCCTCGCTCATTCGTTGCATGATCGTTTGGGATTCAGCGTCTGACGCGAACACTGGCACCCCGTAGAGTTCTCCGTTAGTTCCGTCGATCTTCATGTGCTGGATTGAGCCGAAGATGTTTCTAACGGTCTTGTCGTTGTGGCTGTCAACGATGGGGATCTGGTCGCGTCCACCACGCCACTGGATGCCGTCCATCAACAGAACTTCGTTGACGACTTGCTTGGTTTCTTCGTCCCATCGCTGGATCGGATTCTCTGTTGCAATGACTGCCCGCTGTGGTGAGACGACCGCAATAGCTCGCTCAACCTTTGGTCCGTTTAAGATTGGTAGCTTGCCCTTCTTAAGCATCTGCGACCTCCTCGGTGGGTACTGGGTTATCTACTTGACCATCGGAAGCATCGGCAACAATTGCATCGATGTTCTTTTGGCTTAGTCCGATCATGGAAAGCTGTGCGGTTGCTAGTGCTTGACTCATGGAACCGTCGGACAGTCCGTTGAGAACGTCGGTTAGAGCTTTTCGGTTGCGGTTCCACTGTTGCCGCGAAAGCCCCATCCACTCGCCCGATCCTGCTTGCTCTGCTTGTTCCGCTTGTGCTTCGTCTGCTGGACCTTCTGCACCCGTCTGAGCAGCCATCATCTGCGCGGTTTGTTCATCTGCTTTGAGCAATCCCAGCTTCATTCGCAACTTGCGTTCTTTCGCGGCTTGATAGAACTTGGCTCGCCAAGAACCGCCGCGTGCGCCGATCTCGTCTTGGTAGGTACTCATAAACGAATCGATAGACGACTGTGCCGCGTTCTGTTCGCTGGTAGGATCGACCCATTCCAGCTCTGGTAGCTGCCATTCGACTGGAGCCACGCCGCGACGATCTTCCAGCAGTTCGGTTGACGTTGGAAACTTATCGAGTCCTTCCCGTGCTGCTGCGTTAAGGAACTCGTCCCAAACTGGTTGGCAGCAATGGGCAACCATGAAGTTCTGCCATCGCTTATTGCGTGGGCGATCTTCTAGCTTCGATGTTCTGGATGACGAGTAGGATGTCTTGGAGAAGTCCTTTGCCACTGCCTCGTAGCTTGTGCCAGTGCCTGCACAGATACCGCGAAGCATCAAAGCAATCCACGGTTCAGAACCTGAGTTTGGGCGACCTGGATTGGCGAACTCAATCGACTCGTTGGATGCAAGCCGGGTGATAATGCCAGGTTCTAGGTAGTCGAGCTGGTTGCCGTTGTGGTCGGTAGTGTCTTCGCCGCTTGGAGCAAGCAGACTTGCGGTTGGGTTGTCCGACTTGATGAAGGCAGTAAAGCAGGACGAAACTGCTGATGCCTGTAGTTCGTTGTCTATGTATGTTGCCAAGTCACGAATAGGCGACATGACGGGAGCAAACCAACTAATCCCCCTCGATTGACCCACTCTGTCCTTGCGATAGAGATGGAGAACTTCGCTAGCTGGTACTCGCTCAGGTGTTTGGTTCTTGACACCGTAGGGGCTGTTTGGATGTTCTGGGTAGATCCAGTAAGCAATCGCCCTGCCTTTGTCGTCAAGTTCAACGCCACGAATGATTCGATTGCCGGATTCCCTGGAAGCCCGAACCGTAAATGTGTCATGGTTGAGCGATAGCCGGTCAGCTTCGATCAGTTCCAACGCCAAAGGGACTGGCCTGGATATGCCTCGATACTCTTTGCCACTTGTCTTGACGAACCGGATCAGCACCTCACCCGCTTCGACAATCTCTCGCTGTGCTAGTGCCTGGATCTCGGCAAAGGTAAGTTCGCCGTTAATATCGCAGACTTCGCACCATTGCCCCCAGACCTTATCGCGTGCGTCGTTAACATCTTCAATGTCGTCGCCTTCCGCTGTTTCGAGCGTGGATTGTGCGGTGATGCCATCGCCAATGACATTGCTGACAATCGTATCAACTACGTTCCAAGCGTAAGCATTGTCTCGAACTAGCGATCTGGCCCAGGATCGCATCGCATCTGCACCGAACGGTCCAAGCAGTTCTTGATCAGCAGCCTGGTTGCGTGGCTTCTTGTTGCCAGTCAAGCGGTTGGATTCCGCACCCTGGTATTGACGCTGAACGTGTCGCCGTGCGTGAACTCGCTTCAGTTCTGCGACTGGAGAAAAGACGCCAATGACCTTGTCGAGCATCTGGCCGATCATCGGGAGGTTCTCCCAAACTTGGCTAGGCTGAACGGACTTTGGCCGCCTTCACGATTCGCTTGGATTTGAAGGATTCGGCGTTCTTCAAAAAGGGTGGCTAGGTCAAGTTTCGTAACTGACCTTGCGCCAATAGAATACGACGAAGCCCCCCCGGTTAAAAGGGATTCGATTGCCGCGTCGATTTGTGCCAATAACGATGAAGCTGTCGCCATGAAAGCATCATGGCAAACTTACGACTCAAGTGTATCTACTTGTTTCCGCTGTGTGGAACTGTGTCCGAATCTTTCCAAGTCGAGCCGCAATAGTGGCATCGACAGTACCGAACATTGCCGCGAGTCGCAAAGACCCTGGTGAAGTTGGTGCCTGGTTCTCTGATTGATGTGCAGACTGTGCAAGGCTTTGCTGTGAAGGTCCGCGACCGTGCGCGTGGTTCGGTTGTTACCAGGACTGGCAACGCCACTGCTGGTGGCTGCTCCTCAATCGTCGCTGTTGCCATTGGTTTTTTCTTTCTGCTCATTGGTACTTATCGTCTCCTTGGTATCCAATTCCCGCCGCCTGGTCGCTTCCTGAATCTTGTCCCGTGCTGATACGCGGATGGTTTCTCACTTGCCACCTTGGGAGCGTTTCCGTCAACGTGTCTAGGTGACACTTCCGCTTCACTCGGAGCGATCAGCTTGACCCCACAAACCTCACCAGCCGCCGCCGCCATGTAAGTCGCATCAAGCCAGTGGTTGTTTTCGTTCTTGGGGTTCCATTTTGTGACAGTCCCCCTGCCTTCCTTGAACTCGGTTATGAGTTCTTCCGCTGCGATATGGTGGGCGAAACTATTGTGGTTTTGCGTCCCCTCTGTCTGATAGAGCGACATTGCCCCACGCCGTAGCATGTTCGTCTCATCGAAAGTCGGTGTCAGGAATCGCTCATGTACCCACTGTTTCCAGTAGTTCGTGTCGAGTTCGTAGAGCCAGATGTCTTGTGAACGGAAGTATTGAGCGTGAAGGTTAGCACCTGCCAGCATGGTTGCCGTTGACTGCTTGCGAGGGTGGTACGGATTCATCCCCTTTGATGGCTTGAAGATACCCTTGACCTGACGACAGAACTCGTAAGCCGCATTGGTGAAAGTCCCTGAATCCACCATTACGAAGTCTATCCTCCGAACCGTTCCTGTTGCGTCCGTATAGTTCTTCGACAGTAGCTCGTCACGCCAATTCAAAAGAGCTTTGTAGATCATTGGCTCGCTAGCTTCGTTGTCTATCGACTTGTCGGTCCCAGTCACTTCAGCAACGCCATAATCGACGACAGCACCACCAGCACCACCCCACCAAGCAACGACAGTCCAATGGCATTTGTACTTGCCCAAGTCAATTGCTGCTGTCAATGCTGTTGTGTTGGCGGGTAGTTGCCGTTTGGATAAGCCATTGAGGCGACTTGAGACGACAGCAGCCGTTAGTCCGTTCCCTTGCGGTCCTGCTTCCTCTGGTGGGTCGTTGTCAATTTCGGTAGCTACTGCATTGGCATTTGTGTCAGCGACTCGGTTGTAGTAGGCTTGCTGCGTTGATAACTCCAGTGGTTCACCGTCTTGATGCAAGTCTCTGTTGAAACTGTAGACATTGGAAACAACAGACCCCGCTTCAATGTCTTCTTTGTTGTCACGCCAGAATCGGAATGCAACTCTAGCGTCTGGATCGTCAGCCGCCCTAAATCGCCTTAGCTCAATGTACTGTGCAACCAAGTCCATTCGATCTGGTGGCTGCTTCATTTTGCGATAGCGTTTCCCTTTCCAGCTTGGTTTCTGCTTAGGGTCTGTGTACTTGAACGCAATGCACTTCCTGTTTTGCGTCGTGCAAAGCATTACCCTAGCGATCCGCTTGGAACTGCGTGACAAGCCTGCAACGTCTTCCTCAATGATCTTTTCGTTCTTCTCAATCGTTGGATCTGACGCTGCTGCTTGCGCATCTTCGATGTCGTCAATCAACGCTAAGTCTGGACGCTTGCCCCGAAACTTTGTACCGCGAACCCTACCCTTGACTCCGATCGCCCCCATCACTTGACCATTAGCAACCGATTCGAACTCTTTTGGCCAATGTGGTAACTGTTCTTTGGTGATCAACGGAAATGCAAAATACTTTGAGCCTAAGTACATCCGGCAATACTTACCGCCAACAGTTTGTAATCGAGCGTTTGCCGTGCTTGCGCCAACAGCTTCCAATGGAATGCCGATCTCTGGAAAGTCCTCAATGAATCGCTCCGAGCTGGTGATGCGTTCGCGTGTCGCCTTTAGTTCGTCGGATGCCGAATCCTGGTTCTTACCGATGACAACAGGAAAGCACGACAGCCCTGCCAACATCAAGCAAAAAGCCCCATCCATCGCCAGTGTCGTCTTGCCTTCGCCCCGACTCGCTGCAATCGCCTGATCCCCGCCATACCTCGCCGCGTGAACAATAGACGCTAGCATGGCCGAACGATCCTCGGTAAACGGTTCATCGTAGGTCGATGGAAAGTAAGTTTCCAGCAATAGCTCAAAGTCCTGCAAGCACCGTAGACGCAACTCGTAATTCTTTGGTGCCGGAATGTAAAGCTCACGCCCGATTGCTCGCTGCTTGGCTTTGCGTTCGCGGTCGTATTCTTTCTCGTTGAACGCCTTCGGATTGAGAACACGCTGAGCTTCACTGGTCTGCGACTCTGGACGATTGCGAATCCAAAGCTCCAATTGCTCCGGGTTCATTTGCAATAATTCCGAGCTTGACAGCAAGTTCAATGAGTTCAAGTTTTCGCTTATGCTCCCGGTCGAGTTTCTTTTCTTGTGCCTGCCGTTCTCTCTGAGTCAATCCATCAGCCGCCATCAATGCACGACTTGCCGGAATAATCAGGTCAGGATCGCCGCTTCCAATAATGTCCCGTAACGCTGCGACAACT